AGCAGCAGGTGGTGCCGCAGCTGCTGCGGGTACGCCACCAGTCCTGGTCCCACTCCTCCGGGTTGTCCTCGACCTCCCGGAGCGTCTTCTCCAGCAGCGGCACGTTCAGCGGCGGGGATGCGTCCGTCATGCCCGCTCCAGGCACAGAGCCTCGACGGCCTCGTTCTCGAGTGTCCGGCAGGCCTCGATCCTCGCGACCTTTCGCTCGTTGTTAAACTCGGTTACCCGCGCGATCGTGTTCACGGTCATCCAGATGAGGAGGCACACCGCCGCGGTGACCGCGATGACCGTGACCAGCGAGTGCCGCGCGTCCCACGCCACCGGCTCGCGGGGGCGTTCCCTCCCGGGGACGAACAGACCTCGTCTCGGCGGGCGCTCCATCTCGTCTGTCTCTGTCTCGGTACTACTCATCCCGATCCTTCCTCTCCTGCCCGCCGGCTACCGACGAACCCAGCGCGACCCTCGCCGCACCTGAACCACCTCGCAGATCCGACACTGCCGGACCCCGATCCTGACTCTCCGCCACACGTGTCGGCTGGACTTTCCCCCGCTGCCGCACCACGTGTACGCGAAGTAGCTGCGCCACCACTTCCACGCCACCGCTTCCTCCCCTTCCCTCAGACACCCCGAACCGCCGCGAACACCGACGCGAACGCGACCAGCCAGACCAGCACCACCGCCCACCCGTTGGGTTGCCCCAGCAACCAACCCGCCGTGACCGTGACCGCCACCCCGCAGTAGAAGTAGACGGGTCCGAGTCGCGGCTCGACCCCGCGTCCGCTCCGACTAGAGGTAGTATCCGTCATCCTCGTTCTCCCCGTCTCCGTCTCCGTATCCCCTAATCCGGTGATCCAGTCGGATTAGCGCGGACACCGCGACCATCATCGCGCCGAGACTGTAGCCGCACGCGAGGATAAACCCTCCACCTGCCAGGTCACGCGCGTTCAGTACCTGATCGGCGAACAGCGTGCCGAGCAGGAGGGTTATCCCGAAGCCCATCCCGCTACGTCCTCTTTCTCCTGATCTCGCCCCGCCACACGTCCGTGAGCAACTCGTACGACTCCTCCAGCCGCACGTCGAACCCGAACGGTATACACCAGTTGAACAACTCGAGATCGTACCGGTGCTGCTGATCCAGCTTCCGCAACCAGTCCGCACCCCGGGGAGCGCTCCCGAACACCTGCCCGAGCACGCACCAACCCCCGTCAGTCATGTCCAGCGTCTCCAGGTCGACCCGGCGCCACCAGCTCGGATCGTGTCCGTCGAGCAGAACTACGCCGCGGCGCGCCCGCCGGTACAGCTTGTCCCTCTCGCGTCGTCGGAGCAGCGCGTCCTCACCTGTCCTGCTGGGCATCCTCTGAGGATAGTTCAATCCGTTGAAACGGTCCAGATCTCATTCTCCGCGCGTTTACCCGGAGGTTTCCGCTCGTCGCCGCTGCTCAACTCCCGGGGAATCAGCGCGAGACACTCGGTACACCGCCAGAAGAACGGTCCGGCCTCCCACGTGAACTCGACCCGGTTGCAGGAGCGGCAGAACGCGAGACACCGGCGCACTACTGCTGCCTGCCCTCCGCTACCCGCAGCTTCTCCCGCAGTTCGTCGTACTCCTCGCGGATCCAGGTGGCGTGCTGCCGCAGATGCCGGGCTAGATCCGGCAGCGACGCGGAGTCCGGGACGGCCGCCTCCTCCTGGTCGACACCTAGAATTCCCACCGCGTCCCAGGCGGTCTGCCTCAGCTCGGCGTACCTCTCGGCGAGGTGGTTGAAGCGCTGCTGCAGCTGAGCCAGTTCGCGTCGCAGATCAGCGACGCTGACCTGCGGTAGCTGCTGTTGCTGTTGCTCGGTGTTATCCAACGGTCGGTACCTCTCCCGTGTTCAACTTCACGATGAATCTTGTTCCCTCGAGTCGACTCAGCGGTCGGCCCTCGTCGTCGCGGTAGTCGCGGACGCCGGTTATCTCCCGGCTCACGTCATCCCGGTCCACGGCGGCGGTGCCGGACACGGTCTGTCCGTCTCCGACCCGCTCGATCGGCACCCGCTCCGCGCTTCCCCTCGTGGTCACCACGCGTTCTCTACCTCCTCCCCCGCCTCGACCCGGTCAATTAGCCGGGCTAGCCGTTCCTCCGACACGGGCGCGTAGTCCCAGATGTCAACCCCGACGTTAACCTGCCGGTCGCGTACCCGCCACGCGTTGTGTGCGTGCCCGTGAATCAGCCATCCCCCGCTGTCCGCCGGCCGGAACGCGTCCAGCTCGGCGCGACTGCGGTGATCCGGCGTGTACGGGAAGTGACTAACCTGCACAGTTCGGTCCCCGATCCTCCGCTGGATAACCCGATCTCCGCGGGAGTGGATGATCCGGAAACCCTCCCGCGCGTACCGCTCGATCCACCGCTCCCAACGGGGATTACCCGGCCAGCAGCGGTCGTGGTTGCCGGTGACGAGCATCTTCCTCCCGCGGAGTTTCCCGGCCAGGACCAGCGAGTCCTCGATCGATCCCAGCGCGAGATCCCCCAGTACCCAGATCTCGTCCTGATCCCCGACCGTGGCGTTCCAGCGCTCGACCAGCTCCAGGTTCATCTCGCCGACGCTCCCGAACGGGCGATCACTTAGCTCGATGATCCGCTCGTGCCCCAGGTGGAGATCCGCGGTGTAGAAGCACCTAGTGGCAGTCACCTGGCAGTCTCGCTCTCTCCGCCTCGGTCAGTCCACCCCAGATTCCCCGCTCGCCGCGTCCCCGGTCCAGGCACGGCCCCCGAACCGGGCACCCGCGGCAGACCGACTTAGCCAGCTGCTCCGCCGGCTCGTCCGAGGGGTCAGGGTGGAAGTCCACCCCGCTGTGGCGGCAGCTCGCGCGAATCTCCCACCCGTCCCAACTCACGGATCCGGTAGTTCCCTACCCCGCGCGTCCCGCACCGCCTCCGGACGAACTGTCCGGGCTTCCCCCCTCGATCCGGTTAGATCCACGCACTCCTGAAACTCGGTACGCCGGTACCGTTGAAACTTGAAGACCGCGCGCTGCACGTTGCCCTCGCGGTTGAGTATCCTGCACGCGTCACCCGTCCGCAGTCCCCGCCACTCCTCCAAGTTAACGTACTCCCCGCTCTCCTCCGTCTTCTCCACGTCGTCGCCGTTCAACGCCAGTACCCGGGTTACGCGCGCTACCTCGTCGCCCGTGGGGCCGACGTTCTCGATTCTCCAGGCCACGCTGCTGGTGACGCCCAGCTCCAGCGCGAGCCGCCGGAGACTCCACTTCAGCTGCTTTCTCCGCTTTCTCACGGTCTCCGCGTTCACGGATGTCACTCTAGCTCCGCCCTCCTGCTACTCGGTGATCGTCGTGCGGACGACAGGACTCGAACCCGCGCTCTGCCGGGTAAAAGCCGGCTGCTCTGCCGCTGAGCTACGTCCGCGCTACGGCGTATCCTCGCAACCGCAGTTAGTGCATGTTCTATCCCGCCCGTAGTTAAGTTGACCGCAGCGGAAACACTGAAATACGTGCACGTCCCGGACGACTAGAAATGTCTGTTCAGTATCCGATATCACCACCGCATGCAGCCGGGTTAGCCCGTTTAACAGCGCGCCTTCCGTGTCAAACGTGATGGGATCGCCGTTGATCGTCCAGTTCCCGCGGCGCATCTGCATCGCGTAGTAGTCGACCATCCGCCGGTTTACGGCCCTTCCGCCGCGGAATGACTGGAGCATCTCGGTCGCGGTATCGGGATTGATTAGCTCGATCTTTGCCTCCACGGATGATCAGACCGGCTCGGGGAAGGGTTCGGCGTTCGCGCCGGTCCGCCAGGCCACGGTCTCGATCTTCCGGTGCTCGCGGTACGCGTTCCAGGCCTTGACCACCCAGGCGTGCTGCACGATGGGACGCACGCCGGTCTGACGCTGCGCGTTCTTGTACACCGCGCGGCGGAGCGTGTAGATCGGGTCACCCGAGTGCAGGTTCTCCCCGTCGGCCAGCCGCGTGAAGAAGTCCTCGCAGTCGGTCTGGTCGAGGGTCGAGAACCGGAACCAGCACGCGGCCAGGATGGACCCGCGAATCGTGTTGTTCATCTTGCTGCGGATGCGCGTCGCCTCCTGCACCGCCACGCGGATCTCAGGGTACTTCTCCAGCAGCGCGAACGCCTGGGGTGCGGACAGCCGGAACCCGGTACGCGAGCGCAGCACCGCGTCACCCTGCGCCCAGACGTGGATGAGGTTGCACGCCGCGGCGAGGTTGCTCGCGTTCTTCTCACCCGCCAGGCTCAGCGCGTCCGACAGTGCCCGGCGCAGTCCGTTGTCCATAGTGTGCTGCGTCTCGGCCGGTAGCCCCCGAATCACGATCGTGCTGATCGCGATGTCGGCCTCCACCACCGCGTGCAGCCGGTGCTGTCCGTCGAGCAGCGTGCCGTCCTCGGCGAACCGGATCGGATCTCCGTTGATCTGCCACTCACCCCGCCTGATGATCTCCGCGAGGTTCTGTACCTGCGTCTTCCGACGGGGCCGGTTCCTCTCGTTCTGCCCGAGCCACGCTCTCGCGAGCTCGGGTGTAACCGTCTCGATATTTACGTTAATGCCCACTTCCGTCCTCCATCTTCGAGTTCCTCTGCTCCCGCTCAGATCGGCACGGGGAACCGCTCGGGTACCTTGCCTCCTGCCTTGTACGAGATGTTGCCGACAGTCTCGCCGGACCGGAACGCGTTCCACGCCTTGATGATCCAGGCGTGCATGATCATCGGCGTGGTCTTATTCCGCCGGTACGCGTTGTCCACCAGCAGGCGCCGCAGGGCGAAGCACGGGTGTTCCCGGTTGAGTCCCTCCTCCAGGGCGATCTTCTCCCAGAAGACCTCGCAGTCCTCGCGGCCGTTCTCGAGCTGACTGAACCGGTACCAGCAGGCCACGAGGACGGACGGGGTGACCAGCCGCGACAGCTCCACCCTAACCGAGTTTGACTCGCTGACCGCCTCGCGGATACCCGGCTCGCGGGCCAGCAGCGCCAACCCCTGGGGCGGGCTGAGTCGGTGACGGGACCGGCTGCGCAGTGCGTCCTCCCCGAGATTCCACAGGTGGATCAGGTTGAGCGCCGCGGCCAGGTTGCTCACCGCCACCTCGCCGTGCATGGCCAGCACGTCCGCCAGGGACCGCCGGCGACCGGTGTCGACCGTATCCCGCACGTCCGGCTCCAATCCCCACATGACCACGCTGCGAATCGGCAGACCAGCCTCCACGACCGCGGTCAGGCGGTGCTGCCCGTCCAGTAGTACCCCGTTCCGGTCGAAGCGGATGGCCTCCCCGTTCAGACGCCACTCCCCGCGGCGGATGGCCTCCGCCAGCTGAGTCACGAACAGTTTCCGCCTCGGACGATTCATGTCATTCCGGGTCAGCCACTTCTCCGCGATCTCGGGGGTGATCTCCAGGATCTCCGTTTGGATCTCCCCGATCGTCCCGTTTTGCCGGGCCGCTAGATCGACCTCGACACTCGTCATGTGCATCCTCCGTCAGTACATCCCGCATCGTGTACCCCGCCTGCAGCCGCTCCTGCAGGTACGCGAGACCGGGCATCCTCCGCTTTCTACTCGCCAGGTACGCCTCGCGGTCAGGTAGCCGTGGACAGATCCGGTGTCGGCCTGTCCCGTCGGCGTCCCGGTCCCTGACGGGCTGGAGACAGACGGGACAGGCTCTCACCGGCAGCAGTCCCCTGGCATGGGAGAAAGGTAGCCCAGTCCGTAAAATGCGGTCAAGGAAAACCTTGGAATCATCAGCTCTCCGCATCCCTCCGCAGGTGCTCGCACCTCGTCACCCACATCTTCCCGTTCTTCCAGCTGATCCGGTCTCCGATTCTCACCGTGGTCCACCGACCCCGCCCACCCTCGAGACGCGGCGGATGCAGTTCCAGCACGGTCGGATCGTCGGGCGGGATCCACTCCAGATCCCAGTTAGCGGGCAGACGCAGGGCCAACCAGTTGAACGCCCGGTGGTACCAGCGGTAGTTGTGATAGTTGCTGCCCAGCGCGTAACCAGCTCCCGTGCCGCGCAGCCACAGGTCCAACTCATCCCGGTTCGTTCCGGTCCACGTGATCTTCTCGGGTGACCGACGGGACTCGAACCCGCGATCTTCGGGGCCACATCCCGGTGCTCTGCCAGCTGAGCTACGGTCACCAAGTCGCCGGCGAATGTCCTCCCAGCGGGTATGTTCATGTACCACCGTCATCACTCCTCTTCCGCTGCACTTCCAACGCCCAGATCCTGGCTGATACACCTCCGTCAAAACCGAGGCGAAATTCATCCGCGAACTCGTCTGGATCCAACCCGAACAACTCGTGCAGATCCAGCACCACGTGAACCGTGCTGGGAGAGGAGTCCGCGTACACCTCTACGGGGGTGGTCAGCGCGTCGTACCCGGATACGCCCTCGAATCTGGATTCCCGCTGCGGCGCCCAGCCGCGACGGAGCAGCGCGTACTCGCCCAGCTGCCCGAGTACGCACCGGCACGGGTGCGTTTGGACGAGCTCGTCCAGTCGAAGAACTATCTCCGAGTACCACAGCACCCCGAGACGCGTCGTCGGCCAGTGCTCGTCCAACCAGCTGGACCCGAACCTCACGCGCTCGAGTTCGGTCAACTCGCGCGTCTGAGCTGTCACCTCGGTCATCCACCTACCTCCGTGTTCGTCGCGTCAATCTCCGGGTGCTTCTCCGCGAGATGCCGCTGCCAGCGCGCAACCACCTCCACCCGGGGATACCGCCGGGTTAGCGACACCCAGCGTAGATCCTCGTCGCCGCACGAACACCGGTACCGGATCGATCTCCCGTCCCCGGATAGAACGACCGTTAGTCGCTCCACCTCCCGGTGGTCGATCACGCTGCGGACCGTGTCCTCGCGAAGCGGACCGCGTCTACCCATCCGCTAGTCCGAGCCGGGATACGCGGGAGAATAGGTCGTCCTGGGGTACGTAGCACTCGAGCACCCCGTTGTCCGCGAGCTCGCAGTCGCATATCACTCCGCGGTGCAGAAATTCCAGGGGTTTAAACCCGAGATCCACGCAGATACGCAGGGACATGTACGTCCCGTACCCGGGACCATCCAACCCGGGAGCGGCGGACTGGAGCAGTTTGTCAACCTTCTCCGCCAGTTGCCCGCTCATCCCGTCTCCCTCGCGTTCCGCGGCGGAGCATCCGGTCCGATCCGGACACCCCGCCGCGGGTCTACTGCTCTTACCTTCCCCAGGTTAGGGTAGAAAACTACCCCGGTCCAGGTACTTTCTCCCAGTTAACCGGTAAAGTTCGGCTGGTGCCGAACTGCCGTTGCCGGGGTCGGGGTGGAGGTGTTGTTGACCACGTTGTTAACCACCGTGGGCGGCGCCGGGGGGCCGGTCGGGCCCTGCGGCCCGGTCGGACCGGTGCAGTCACCGGGAGGGTTAACCACGAGATGCCACTCCGTCACGGCACCCTCGGGGAACTCGAAACCCTCCGCGGGGGTAGCCGTTACGTGGTACTCACCGGGGTTAGCCGGACCGGAGCCGTGGCTGTAGACCACCCCGTTGACTGCCGGGACCTGCAGGCCGCCGTTGGCGAGGTTCTCGCACGTCGGGCTGGTGGCGGTCGGGGCGAGGGGAATCACCGTCTCGAGGCAGTCCGTCTCGACCTCGACCCAGGTCCACTCCTGCCGCGGCAGCCAGATCTTGTACTTCAGCTCGTGCTCGGACTCCTCCTCGTAGGGACCGAAGTACGCCGTCTGGGACTTACCCGGGGCGACCCAGGCAGCCCCGAACTCGCCGTCCTCGACGTACTTGAACAGGATGGGGTACCTGGTCGGGTTGTGGAACGTCAGGGACGGCGCCCCGCACTCCCCGCCGACCTCCACGGTGGGAGGATCGCGGGGAATGACGATCTCATCCCCGGGAAGTTCCTGATCGACTGGCGGGGGTGTGGCTCCCGCGTGGGTGTTCCCCAGCGTCAGTGCCAGACTGACGGCGACCGTCAGCGAGGCAAGAACGCGAACTGTGCGTGACCTCAATCGAACTCCTCTTCACGTCGTAGGTGTCATGACGTGGAAGAAGCTAGTGCAGTCCGATTGATCGGTCTACTTGGAACGCGGAGCGTACGACGGAGCGTGAGCATCCCTGTGGTGGTACACGTGGTTACCCTCGGGGTCGGGTGGACAGGTGGGGCACCGGGTCCAGTTTCCCTCACCCCACACCCGGTCGTTCTCCTCCGTCATCGCCGCGTCGCGCTCGTCTGCCTCCCAGGCCAGCACCCGTCCGCAGTCCGCGCAGGTCAGGTACCCGGGTAGTTCTCTGATGGACGGGCGGCACAGCTGGCAGTCCGGGCAGATGAACGGGTTCACGACGTCCCAGTCAATCTCGATCTCGGACACGTCTCCGCCCAGCTGACCGTACCCGAGTGCCGCCTGCGGACTGAACACGATCTTCCTCGGCTGATCCATCACCTCATCTAACCCCTCAGGGCAGCTCCCGGTCCACTGCACGCTGAGGCGGGGAGCCGGGGAGATACCTCGGTATCATCCCCAGCTCCCGCCGGCAACCGGGCCGGACGGCGGGAAAATCCGCCCGGCTGCATCCCGACCCCCGCGTGGGCAGGCAGCGGGCCGGGAGATCATCCTAGCTAGGCTACCTCCGCTGACGCCTGGTCGTCGACCGCGATCCAGCGCGCCGTCCGGGTGGCACTCTCGCGCCGAACCTGGCCGGTTGACCGCAGCCGCCACACGCTCTGGTACGTCAGGTCTCTCGAGATCCCGAGTTCCCTCGCCAGCGCGATCAGCGTCTGACCGGCGGAACCCGCGTCCCGGATCATCCTGAGCACGCGCTCGTCGCGCTCCTCCGTCTGGATCAACCTCCGCCCGCGCCGCAGCACTGGAGTCACCAGCGATCCCCTCCGCCGCACGAGATCCTCGGATTCCAGCTTGGTCACTGAGCGGGTCACGGTCGCCTTCGCGATGCCGAGAGACTCGGCGAGGTCGGCGGTGGTCGCACCCTCGCGACCGGCCGCCCTGACCGCGGTCAGTACCGTCTCGACAGTTGCACTTGCCATCTATCTACTCACCTCCTCTCGGTCCGTCAAATTGGACACGCATCCACCCTACCACGGTCCGCTAGATTCCAGACCCGACCCGCCGCGGACTACTTCCTCGGCACGCAGTTACCGCGCGAGTCCATCGCCTGGTTGTCGTTGCAGCAGACCTCGACCCCGTTAACCTCCTTGCAGTTCTCGCCCCCGCACCCGAGATTGAACGTGACGAGCTGCCCGAACGCGGCGATCCCGGCAGCCACCAACTTCCACGGAACCACTAGATCACCTCCGCGTCCTTCCAGTCCCGGGTCACGTCGATCAGGTACTCCCTCTCGCCCAGCCGCTCCCCGCGGAGTTCACCGGGTGTCCCGCTGACCGAGTTCCTGGCCCAGGTGGCGATCCACTTCCCGCACTCGACGTGGATGCCCTTACCCCAGGTGGCGGGCAGTCCCTTGTGGTCGCGCAGCGGGCGAATCTTCCAGTCATCCGGGTAACCCATGACCCGCGCCACCTCGCGGTGCGTGAGTCCCCGGAACCTGGTGGGATGCACCACGGTGTCCAGACCGGCCCCGGTAATGGTGTAGGCGAGCCGGTCCCAGTACCAGCGGTGCGGCGCGGCCACCCCGCACCAGAAGTCCTTCGCCAGCAGTCTCGGCTTCTTCGACTCCCAGGACCCGGGTAGATCCCCGGTCAGCTGGTGGTGCCGCCGCAGCACCGCCTCCAGCTTCTCACCCTCGACCCACGGCCCGGCCCCGGCCAGCAGGTCCGCGGTTCGCTGGAAGCTGGTCGTATTCCGCCACGCGTGCCCGTCCACGACCCCGGTGGGGCTGCGGCGGGACTCCGCCCACCAGTACGCGGGGCGACGGTAGGGTTGCGACTCCCAGGTAGCGGGGAGGTCCTCGAGATCCCCGATCGCGGACCGGACCGACGGAACCCGACGCGGCCGGACCGGCTCGACGCCGAACGGGACCCGACTGGCTACCCAGAAGTACCTCCGCCGGGTGGCAGACGTCCCACCCACCGCGGCGGCCGAGTGCAGCACGTGGTGCAGGTCCCAGGTGGTCCCGGAGATCTCCTCCAGGCGGGCGTGCAGCTCCTGCATCAACTTCCGTCCCTGGCTGTACGCGGGCTGCACCGACTCGAAGATCACGACCTGGGGAGCGCACCTCGCGGCGAACTCGACCGTGGCCCACATGCACGAGGTCACCGGGGAGTCGACCCCCCGGAACGCCTTCGGGCTCATGGTGGACCAGGCGCTGCACGGCGGGTTGGAGAACACGAGCTCCGCGGCGCGCGGCTCCCACTCCTCCGGGTCGCAGGCCTGCGCGTCCCACTGCTGCCCGAGTAGTGCCCGGTTGGCCAGGCAGTTCGGCAGCCCGAATCCTCCGCGCATCTCCCGCTTAGCCGCGAGCTTGAACCCGGCCTGGACCACCCCGAGCGTGAACCCGCCGGCGAAGGCCTGGCAGTCAACGGCCCGCAACGAACCCCCTCCCGTCGTCGCGGTCCTCCTCCAGCACGGACGCGGTCCGCACCTTGTACCTACCGTGCGAACTCCCGTTAAACAGTCGGATGATCTCCCACGCGAAGTCGCCGCCGTCCGGCTCCGCTCCCTCCAGCTCGACCTCCACCCGCACCACGATCGTCTTCAACCTACCGCTCCCCTCGCTTCCACGCGATGATCAGGTTCCACCCGTTGGGCTGCTCGTAGAACGTGTTCAGGTGCCGCGACGCGACCCAGCCGTCCCGGTCCAATCCCGTCCACAACTCCCGGGCCAGCTCCAGGGTCTCCGGGGTGCGCGTGTGTAGCTCCCCCATGATCCTCTCGACCGGGCTGGCCGTGATCTCGGCTACTCCCGGCAGGATCGAGTCGTACTCGGAGTTCTCGATGTCGAACTTCAACTTGGTCGGTCGGAAGGTGTCCAGCAGGCTGGTCAGGGACAGGGTCGGAACCTCCACGCTGGACACCCGGTCGGCGGAGTTGAACCGGCTCACGGAGGCGCCCATCGGGTTCTGAAAGTACCTCGTTTTCGCGGTCGGGCCCAGTCGGGGATCCGTCACCGCCGCCCAGATACTGGTCACGAGGTTCCCGTACCTCCCCGGGGGGAAGTTTCTCCGCAGCAGCGCCAGGGTCTCGGGCAGCATCTCCACCGCGATCACCCGGGCCGCGCCCTCGTCCAGGGCGAACCGCACGAACGACCCGACGTGCGCGCCGAGGTCGAGTACGACGTCTCCATTCCCTATCTCGAGACGGGCGTAGGCTCGCCGCCGCAGGACCTCGTCCAGCACGTAGCGGTCCGCCGGCCAGCGGCAGTGCGGCATCACGGCAGGTTGGTCCGCCCGCACGGGCAGAGGTACACGAGCGTGATCTCGTCCTGGAACGGCTTCCCGTCCTCGACTGCCCGCCCGCACTGGCACTTCCCGCTGACCCCGTCGTACCCGGTCGCCTGCCGGTCCGCGTTGATGCCCTGCTTGCGGGTGTACCGGGTCTCCCACTCCTCGTCGGTGACCCCCAGGGCGCAGGCCAGGTTAGCCAGGAAGTGGGCCGCGTCGACCAGCTCCCCGACCGCCTGGTCCCGGTTGACCCAGCCCCTTCCCGTGGCCCAGGTTTTCCACCCGATTTCCTGGAGAAACTCCCCGAGCTCCGCCGTGAGTGCCGCCGCGTTGAACGTGACGTAGTCGGCGAGCTGGTCGCCCGTCAGCGGATACTCGACCCCGAACGAGTCCTCCTGGAGCTGCCGGGTGGAGGCCAGCCACCGCCAGTTGCTCACGACGCCAGCCTCAGGTGACCCCGCCGCACGATCCCGAGTCGCTGCTCGATCGCCGTCAGTGCCTGCTGCTCCCCGAACGTCTGGTTGAACAGAGCCCGCTGCGCCGTCACGATCCACTCCCATGCCTCCCGGTCCGAGTTCAACCAATCTACCCGCCTCTCCAGTTCCTGGGGGCTGGTCACCCGGAGTCTCTCCGCCAGCTGACGCAGCACGTCGTCCTCCGGCAGGTCCCGGCACTGGGCCAGGGTCGGAAGAACGTGTCCCTGCGAGTCGTACGTCGGGTGCAGGAAGCACGCGGTACCCAGGGCGAAGATCTCCCAGATCTTCGGGGTAGCCCAGCTCAGATCCAGCCGGATGGGAACCGCGAGCGTGGACCGCACCTGCCCGAACAGCTGCGGGAGCCCGTGCCACGGCCAGGTCGCGATCTGCCCGCTCCAGTTCGCGTCGCGGAGCCGGCTCTCCGACCAGTTTCCGTGCACCCACTCGGGGCTCAGCGGCTTCACCCAGTCGCGGAGTACCTTTCCCCTCCCCGACTTGGCCCGGCTCTGGTTGATGAGGACGCCGAACCGGCCGCGTCCCTCCCACTCCCCGTTAAACGGAAGGTTGGACGGGACCGCGCAGTCCAGCTCCAGCCCGGAGTACCGGTAGCTGACGGTGGAACTCCAGCAGTTCTCGACCTGGCTCCAGCGGGCCACGTCCCCGAACCCCAACTCGGCGGGATCCCGGGTGTCGTCCCCCCGGTAGTGCTTGACCGGGTGCCTGAAGTCGTACTGGCAGAGGACCGGGTGCCGCTGCGGCCAGCGCAGGTCCCGGGCCTTCATCCGGTTCCACACGTCGGAGCAGAGCCAGACCGGCTCCCGCTCCAGCGGATTCTCGTCGCGCCAGCGGTTGATCCCGTCCACGTAGTACGAGCAGTGCAGCCGGTACATCTGCAGCGACCTGTAGATCCCGCCTCCCCTGACCGCCGGGATCGGGGTCTGCGCCTGGTCGGTCTGCCCGAGCCACAGGACCAGCCCGTCCAGCGAGTCCCACCACGATCCCCAGATGGCCCGCATGTTGTCAATGTACGACTGCAGCGCCGCCATGTCGTCCGCCTCCCCGAGCCTGGAGGTGACGCGCTTCACCGCGTCCCTCACGTCCGGGTTGGCGTACGGGTTCTCCACGTTCGGGGGTAACCCGATGTCCCTGGATTCCAGGCCGTCGTTGCGGCCCAGCAGCACGAACTGCACCTCCGGGTTACGGCGGGCTAGCCGGTTGAGCAGGATCGGAGCTTCCTGGTCTCCCCCGGCCACCCCCCAGTTGGGGGGTGCGTACTGCTGCACCCGACCCAACTTGGAGTAGCCGACCCTCATCAGAAGGGAATCGCCGGGGGAGCCGTCGGCACCCCGTTACTGTCCGCGGGAGCCGGCGCGGGAGCCGGCTGCACCTCCGCTGCGGCCGGAGCCGGAGCCGGAGCCGGAGCCGGAGCCGGAGCCGGAGCCGGAGCCGGAGCCACCGGAGCCGGAGCTGCGTACTGCGGAGCTGGAGCTGGAGCTGGAGCCGCGTACTGCGGGGCGAGGGCAGGAGCAGGAGCGGGCTGCACCGGCGCCACGGGAGCCTGCGGTACCAGGACCGCGGCCGAGGCGGGCAGGACCGGAGCTGCCGGGGCGACCGCGGCTGCCGGCGGATCCGCGGACAGGACGCCGCCCGGAACCGGCTCCACGTTCGAGACGTTCTGCCGCCCGTTGTTCATGGCCAGCGTGAGCCGGGCCTGCCGGTTCACGAGGGATGCCGCCACGTGCTCCAGACCCGGGTTCTGCGCGAAGTAGGTCTGGTCCAGGCCGAGAGCCGCCATGTGCCGGAAGAAGAAGCCGAGAGCGGTCGGGTTGTCAACGGTGAGCACGAAGTTGTTCACGATCACCCGGTTAGCCTGGGGACCGGTGAGCACGCGGAACCGGGCCACGACCATCGGCTTGCCGGTGGAGGCGGTCTTAGCCTCGGACTGCACGCAAACGGTGTCGTACACGCCGTCGGGCAGGGCCTCGCCGACCGGCCCCGCCTCCTGGAGGAGCTGCGCGAAGTTAATTACGGTCATTCGTCACCTTTCATCGGTCGTTTTACTCTACCCCGCTAATTAGGTAGTCGGGTGGGGTGGACAGGGCTGGATGGTCGCCGTCAGCTGTCGGTCGGCTGGGCAAGGTGCGGGAACACCCGCAGCAGCATCTCGGTGAGGTTCGGGTTATCGATCACGTCGGGTAGCCGACCCTGGACCCGCTCTCCCGCCTCGAACAGCGGGTTATCGGGGGCGATCAGGAGCCGCCGGACCTTCCCCGTCCCGTTGGACTGGATACCGTCCTGGGTCACCGCGGACTCCACCCAGATGTATCCGACCAGGTCGAGCCAGTACGGAAGACTGGTCGCGATCTGGCCCTGGAGATACGGCTTGTACCGCCCGTCGGTGAGCCGGGTCTCCGCCACGAAGACCGCCACGGTGATCGGGTTGACGGGATGCTGGGTCAGGTCGCGGAACCCGCGGATGACCCCGTCCATGTTCCGGAGCAGATCGTCCCAGTTCTCCCGCTGCATCTTGTTGACCCCGACCAGCTTCGTCTTCAGCTTCCGCTGCGCCTCCGAGATGGAGTCCAGCACGAGCGACCGGAACTGGTGTCGCCCGGTCATCAGCCAGCGGTAACCCTGATCGAGCACGTCGAAGCTGTGCACGTTCACGATGGCCGCGTCCCAGGTGCCGTCGTAGGTGGGGGGCGCGTCCCGCAGCGGATCCCAGAGCACCTTGCGGAGCGGAAGGAACTTCGTCGACCCCTCGGCATCGAAGATCACGATGGGCGGCGGCGCGGTCCCGGCCAGGGTCGACTTCCCGACCTTACTGTGCCCGTGGATGAGAACGGAGAGCGTGTCCAGCACTAGCCGACTACTCCAACCTGGTCCGGCTCGTACCGACGCAGCGGGTTGACCTCGACGTACGCCATCTTCACGAAATCCTCGGCGCGGGACCCGTCGTCGTACATCGGGCAGAGCTGAAAGTAGTCGCACTGCCAGGAGCACTCCCCGGTGGGCATCGGGTAGCAGACCGAGCGATGATCCTCACCCGCCTCCAGCCGCTCCCTCGCCCGCTCGATCTCCGTGACCTTCTCGCGGACCCGCTGCCAGTAGCTCCGCAGTTCGTCCAGGTTGTGGCGAACCTCGACCCGGGCGTAGAACGGGGGACGAGCCGTGGCCGTGCGCTTGACCTTGCGGAGCATGTTGTAAATCGCCCCGTCAGTGCGGGACTCCGCCTGGTCGCTGTCGAGCAGGTCGAGGTACTCGACGAGCATGTAGTGGAGCATCTGCTCGTCGAGGTGCAGCGTCTTCGGCACCAGATCTGCCCGAGTTTTATGATCCCAAAACACCCGAGAGTTATCGAGAGTCCTTACCGCCCGCACGTCCAGCTTGGCCAGTAGCCGCACGTCGGGAAACTCGTCAAACCGGGGATTCGCGATTAACCGCGTCTCCGGGGCAGTCACGACCATCCCGGCGTCAGCGGCGGTCTCCTCGACCCACTCGAAGTAGCCCTCCAGCATCGCCCGGGCCAGATCCACCTCCTTCCGCCACCTCTCCCGCTTCTCCTCGGTGGCCTCCTGCTCGTCGAGGATCTGCCGGTCCTCGACCAGCGTCTCCTCGAACACCTCCCACGGGTCCCTCCGCCGCACCCCCTCCGGGACGTAGTACTCCGCGAGCACCCGGTGGACCCGGGTGCCGACCGATGCCGCCCCGACGACCTGCACCGCCCGCAGTCCGAGCTGACGGTGGTACCCGAACCACCACTGCCGCCGGCACCGGGACCAGGTACGCAGCTCCCCGTTGGTGACGTAGCGGTACTGGGGATCGAGCGGCTCAACCGCGCTGGTGATCTGAGGTCCGACCCGGGAATCGTGCGTGACCGTACCTGCCGGGTACAGCTTGGCGAACTCGATACCCGCACCCGGAACTGGGACGGCCTCGGCGTACGCGACCTCGTCCCACCGCTCGTCCTCGTCTTCCTCTCCTCCCTTCAGCATCCCGGGTGGAAGCAGTTCAACGGGAGGATCCGGGTCGTCCGGGTCCGGATCCGGTGACCCGGGAGTCTCGGACTCACCTCGCACTCCGTCGAGGTACTCGTGCACGGCCTGGATCCAGGCCCGGATGGCCTCGAAGTTCGAGGGCGAGCACGCGTCCAGTCCGTCAGTGCCGGGCCACGCGTACGGTGCCGGCTTCCCGCCGAGACGCTGCTGCACGTACTCGTACGCGGCCTGAAGCCCCTCCCGCTCCCTCCGGATAACCGTCTCGTCCGGGACGTTAACCTTCGGGATGATCTCAGCGGATTCCACCGTATCGCCGTCCTCGAGCAGATCCCCGATGAACGGCCGGAGCTGCGTCAGCTCTCCCGGCTTCAGCTTCCTCCCGTGCTCCAGCGCCCAGATTCTCTGCTCGGTTAACCCCGTGACCTCGCCGTACCTTCTCCGGGCCAGCTTGGCCCGACCGCCCTCCGCCCTCCGCGTCCGGTCCGCGAGTATTGCCTCCGCTACGTTCAAAACTTGATCTCCGTCTCCGCTAGACCCATCACGAGCAGGATCTCGGACGCGTGCACGAGATGTCCGAGGTGTTCGATCTTTCCGTATAGTACCGCGTCGTCGCTCGGTAACCCGTTAAGCCCCGACCTGAACGCGTACTGAGCGCAGACGGGCACCCGACTGTCTCTCCAGGACCTACCGGTCAGCAGATCCCACCAGTCGAGCACGCTGAAGCGCCGCCCGGCCACGACCATTCCCCCAACCGGGTCCGTCACTCCCTCGCGGATCAGCACGGTCATTCGAGCCAGGGGGTGACTACGCGTGTGCATCCTCGTCCCTCTTCCCGTGTTCTACCTGGATCGTCCCACCCAGGATCGTACTTTCCTCGGCTTCCAGCGTCGCGAGTTCCGCCAGCTTACCAGCCTCGCGGAGTGTCAACTTGTCGCGCGCGATCTCCTCGAGTCGCCCGAGTTTCTCCGCGAGTACCTGAAACTGCCGCTCCTCCACGGTCCCGGGCGCGACCACGTCGACCACTAGCACGGACTCGTGGCGCTCGCTACCGATCCGGTGTACCCGGGCGAGACTCTGCACGTTCAGCAGCATCGACCAGCTGCGCTGCAGCCGCACGATGGTGTCCGCCGCGGTGAGGTTCAGTCCCTCCCCGCCGGCCTGCATCGTGAACAGCAGCACCCGGATCCGTCCCTCCTCCAGGTCGCGGAGCATCGCGGTTCGCTGATCCGAGGTGAGCCCGCCGACGAGGCAGTGATGCGGGATCTTCCGCCGCTCCAGCCGGGCAGCTGCCAGCTCGATCAACTGCCGGGACTCCGCGCACACGGCCACCGGCTTAGCCGCCTCGTCGATGACCTCCTCCAGCACGTCCAACTTCGGAGACGGCTCGGACAGCCGCACGTTCCCGTCCACAATCTCCGCGTACGCCGACGCGAACTGCGAGAGTCGCACGTTTCGGGCCAGGTTGTTCGTGGTCAGGATCAGATCCCCGTCCTCGGTGCGGGTCATCATGGACCGGTCGATCTCGCGGTACGCCTTAGCCTGCTTAACGGTCATCTCCGCGTCCCGGCGCTCGCGCACCACCGGCGGCAGATGGGGCAGTACCAGTTCCTTCGGCATTCGACGGAATCTGGCGTCGAAGAATCCGAAGAACTCGCTCCGGTGAGTCGGGTTGATGCCCACGATGTCCAGTCCGCCGAACGGCGACCACGCGCTGAGACAGTACCGCTGCTCGAAGCTGCCCCGGGTGGGATACTCCTCCGGCGCGATCCCGTGCATGATCGGCCACAGATCCCCGGGATGATCCGCCAGCGGGGTACCGGTCAGCGAGAACCGGTACTGCACACCCAGCTGGTGCTGCACCGCCCAGACTGCCCGGGTCTGCTTAGCCCGGCAGTCCTTCATCCGGTGCGCCTCGTCCACGATCACGGTTCTCAGCGGAAGTCGATTTAACTCCCGCTCGTGTACCTCGCACCGCGACTCCTTCAGCTCCGGGTCCCCGCCGCGGTGTTGCCCGCAACGCAGCAGCCGGATCGACCCGTACGACGCGAGATGGGTGTGCAGCCGCGCGGCTTGCCAGTGGATCACGTACACGTCCGCGTCCGTCTCCAGTGCCCTGCGCCGCTGTGCCGCGGACCCGTCCACCACGACCACCCGGGTGCCGGGCCACCACCGCTCCCACTCCGCGGCCCACTGCCCCTTGGTCGAGTTCGGCGCGATCAGGCAGACCGGGAACACGCTGTGCCCGTGATCCGCCAGACGCTTCAGCGCGAAGATCGTCTGGCAGGACTTCCCGTTGCCCATGTCGTCGGCGAGCAGCGCCTGCTGCGCGAGGGCCAGGAACGCCACCCCGGCTCGCTGAAACGGGTACAGCCGGGGATCGAATCCATCCGGCGCCACGTCCGTGACCAGCCGCAGATCCAGACACGGGCGCACCCGGCGCTCGTACTCGTCCCTGGTCCACTGCCCAAACCCGTCCCGGACCTCCAGCTGCCCGTCGAACACCCCCCGGCACGCCATCCACGTGGCCCAGCTACGCGGGGCGGTAAACACCCTCCGCCGGGGATCCCAGCGGGATCCGGGTAGCTGCTGCGCGAGGTAGATCTCGCGGTCCGTCGTCTCCACCACTACCAATTTCTCGTCCTCCGGATCCAGGTCCACCGATACCACCGCGTCCACTCCCTCTCCGCTAGGACTCCGATCGTACCAGGAGCTGGTCGAACTCCGCCGGGTGGTGTCGGGCCAGCGCGAGGGCCAGGTGTCTGGCCGCGTCGCGGGCGTGATCTGCTCCCCGGGACCACCACCCGAGCCGCCGGAGCAGCTCGCCGCTGCCCAACTTCTTCGCGTCCCCCGCACCCTGCAGTTCGAACAGGTGACCGTACTTGTCCGCCAGGTACCGAACCACCCCGATGGTCTCGATGGACCAGTTCGTGTCACCCCGGGAGACGGTCACGGTACCCCCGGTGATCACGAATCGCTCGCATACGACCCGCACCTGGTGCCCGGTGTCGTGGCGCAGCCGCAGGTAGTTGTCCGCCCTCCCGTGAAACTCCATGAACGGGCTCTCCCCGAACCGGATACCCAGCGGGCCGTCGAGGATGGCCCAGCCGGTCGTCTTCCCGGGGTCGACCGCGACGATCCGCAGGTCCTCGAGGGTCAATCCTCGACCTCAGTCACTAGGCGTCCTTAGCCCCCCACCGCTCCGCGACGTCCACGGACGCGGTCAGCGGCACGCTGAACATCTGCCGGTCGTTCATCACCTGACTGATCACCCGCGTGGCCTCGCCGAGTAGCTCCGCGGGCACGTCGCAGATCACCTCGTCGTGCACGTTGAGCACCAGGTAATCCCCGAGCCCGGCCCGGACCAGCTCGAGGTTCTTCATCTTCAGCACCTCGGCAGCCGTTCCCTGAATCAAATAGTTCACGAGCACGTACGCCTTATCCGGTCCGTCG